TGTAGTATAAGGCAATACGCAGTGCTTGGCCAGTGCCACCACTGCCACTGCCATTTGGAGTCCAACAAATAATGAAGTCCGACGGCGTATTCATGTCTACGCCAAATATCTGGTGAGAATTTCTAATCATGAGTTTCTTTGCTCCATCGGACAATGAAGAATAACGAGGATGAAACTGTTTTGCCAAATAAATTGCTTTTGGATGTGAACAAACGATTCCCTCTTTGTTGTTGAAGTTTGGCCAAGGCAAGAATATTTCACTTTTTGTTGAACCGGCTTCAAAAGCCGAATCTGCTCCATCTGCACCGCCACTTCGTAGTGTGTAACCAATTGTTGATAAATAAGTGGCAACCTTTGTCATTAATTGGGTAACATTTTTTGGGGTACTGCGACTACCGATACCTGTGTAATATTTCGTCATGAATAACACAACCTTTCTAAAAAATTTTTAAATTATTTGAGTAATGCGAGACAACAAGATTTCAAGTTATGTCAACAACGTATTCAAAAAGTTTAGTAAAGCAAAGAAAGTGTTGTCACATCAGAAAGAGAAGAAAGTAAATGAAGTTAATCTGTTGTTGACAGAACTTGGAAGCTTGTTGTATTTGATTAAGCAGTTCTTAAAAAAAGATTACTAAGAGAATAAAACCTTTGTGATGTGAAAGAAAGGTTACAGGAAGTGTTCGCAAAGAAGTAAGTAACGATGGGTGATTGAGTGTGTACAACTTGTGCACAAAGTCTCTGAACGGAATTTGGACGAAGCGTGCGTTAGCAAAAGAAAGCCGCCCACCCCCTCTCATAATTTTTCATTACGTTCCCCACGTTTTTCAACTCAACTCAAATCCCAAATCGGCAATTGACCCTCCCCCCCATGGGCAAAGTGGGTACTCTTTCTATAAAAAAACAGCGACTTGATGCTGTTTTTTGCCTTACACAAACACGTGCCCTACTTTTCCGAACATCGGCACGTTTCCCCGTTGAGCAACTTTACCCAAAACACCACACCTGTCTGCCGAACACACTTACGACTTTGCTATGTAATATAAACTTTTTCACATCAAAAGGAGAATTAACTTTAAAATGTCGAAAAGTTTTCATACTTATTCAACAAATTTAACTTGACAAAAAAAATAGAGTGTGTGTATAATTGTTTAAACCCCTCTTAAAGTTATTATAAAGTTATTATAAAGTGTGCTTTCAGCACACATAACCTTGCTTCGCAAGGTTGTTAACCTAACGGTTAACACAAACTAATCACTTATAAATACTTCTTCTTAACTTTTCTATACTTTAATAACTTTAATAACTTTAATAATAACTTGTACAAGGAAGTGATAGTTACTTGCTTTTTATTTCTATTTTCTGCTTAGTTGTAATAGTTATTGTAGGTATATATAACATCTACTTGATAAGACAAATCAAAGAGTTAATAACCTCTCTGGAAACCTTTTTTGATGAGGTAATTTCACCTCAGTTCGTGTTATATGAAACAGAATACACAGAAAGAGAAAAAACCTTTGACAAACGTATTGAATTGCTTAAACAAGAACTGAGCAATCACCCTGAATCCACTCCTGCCGAAATTCTTCACCCTGATATTTACAACATTGACATTGAGAATGACGATTATATGACTATTATTGATATGGAGGAAGTAGCTGAGTAACTCGGTTACTTCTATTCTTGTTTCTGATTTGGAGGTATTAATACTGGATAAAGTAACCCTGAAATTCTTCGCTGATGTGCTTTACATCAAAGGAATTCTTTGCATCGAGGAATTAGAAGACATAATGGATGCAGCTACTGTTGAAGATTTAGACCTTATCGTTGATAAGATGCTGGACGATAAATACTTGTTAAAGCGTGGTGAGACTTATGGATACGGAAATGTCGTTAGCAGAGATGAGTACAACAGCCGATGAAAGTCGTGTTTCAATAACTGTACTACCTCCTAAGATTCAACGATTTGTGCAACTATACATGACAGGTCAATACACTAACGCTAAGTTGGCCCAGCTGCTAGAAGTAGACCCTCACACTATTTCCAACTGGCTAAAGCGTAAAGATGTCCAGGCGATTATGAATGATATGGCTGAGACAACACACAAGATGGTAACAGCACAGCTGCGTGCCTTATCACAAAAGGCTGCTAATAAGCTTGATTCCCTTATCGATTCACCGATAGACGGTGTAGCACTGAATGCGGTTAAGGATGTTCTTGATAGGACTGGTCACAAGCCGAAGCAAGAAATCAAGGTTGATAAGACTGTTAGAACTTTTGAGGAAAGACTTACAGATTTGATTGATAAAACAATTGATGCTGAATATACAGTAGAAATTCTAGGTGATGACACTGAATAAAGAAGAATTGTTCTTTTATAAGCTAAAGACCGACCGACGATGGTATATAGAGAACTTCTTAAAAATCCGCAACAAACGTGCTGAAATAGTCCCATTAAAACTCAATGAAGCTCAAAAAATAGTAATGAAGTACATTGAGCAAGATGAGAAAGCTGGCATACCGAAGCGTTACATTGTACTGAAAGCCCGACAAATGGGATTAAGTACCCTCTTTGAAGCCCTCATATTCCATGATACAGCTACCAATACCAATAAAAACTCCCTCATCATAGCCCATGAAGAACCTGCCTCACAGAACCTTTTTGCAATGTCAAAGCTTTACTACGAAAACCTTCCTGACCTGATTAGACCTATGAAGAAGTATTCAAATGGTAAGGTTTTAGCCTTTGAAAACCCCGAAACTGATGAAAATAAGAAGCAAAATAACCCTGGTTTACGCAGCAAAATATCGATTGCTACTGCTGGAACTGGGGAAGCTGGTCGGTCAGCGACCATACACAATCTACACGTTTCAGAGTTGGCTTTCTTCCCTGACCCCAAGGTTACAATGTTAGGTCTGCTGCAATCTGTTCCTGATGAGCCAAATACACTGGTTGTACTCGAATCAACTGCTAATGGTGTTGGTGACTACTTCCATGAATTGTGGACTAAAGCTGTTAAGGGTGAAAATGAGTTTACACCGATATTTCTACCTTGGTTTATAGACCCTGGCTACACCAGACCGTTCAGAACAGATAGTGAACGAAAGCAGTTTATCGAAGAAGTCGAATCCTACTCAATCAATGCTAATGGCGAACATGTCTATACTTACGAGAAAGAGTTGAAAGACAAGTATGGATTGACTTATGAGCAGCTTAATTGGCGTAAATATACCATAGCGAATAAGTGTCAAGGTGATGAAATGCTATTCATGCAGGAGTATCCTGCAACCCCCGAAGAAGCTTTCATATCAACTGGCCGACCAAAGTTCTCTCTGAAAGCCCTCCGCAAATACCAAACCATCACCGAAACCCCTGAACGTGGCTATTTACAATATGGCGATGATGGCAAAGTTACATTTCTACCTGATAAGAATGGTTATGTATCTATTTGGCGTAAGCCAGAACCTAATCGGTTCTACTGTATTGGTGCTGATGTTGCCGAAGGATTGGCACACGGAGACTACTCCTGTGCTGTAGTTGGTGATAGCGAGGACTTCGACATTGTAGCTATGTGGCATGGTCATATCGACCCTGATTTATTTGGAATTGAATTGATAAAATTGGGTAAGTATTACAATGATGCTTATATTGGCGTAGAGAATAATAACCACGGACTTACCACACTTTCAATCATGAAGAGAGAAGAATATTGGAATCTGTACTTCTCTAAATCTTACGACAGGATAGCCGATAAAATCACCCAAAAGTTGGGATGGACAACCAGTTCCAGAACAAAGCCATTAATGATAGATAAATTAGCTGAGTTTGTAAGGGAAATGTTTTTGGGCATCTATTCTGATTTGATAATAAGCGAAATGTTCACTTACATCATCGATGATGATGGTAAAACCAACGCCCAAACCGGATGTTATGACGATACAGTTGTGGCTACCGCAATCATGCTGCAACTGTTATTGGAGGGTAGGGGAGAGTCATACACACCAGAAATCCCAATCGACCAGCGAGACAAAAAGGTGAGAGAAATAATTGACCCATTATTTGAACAAGTAGAAACTCCAGAATACGTTGAGTAAAGGAGGTAGCATATTGTCATATCAAGACAGGGAAAGTGAAGAATTAAAGCTTGTTAATCAGTGGAATTTGAAGTTCAAAGAAGCAATGATACACAAGGCCCCTTGGACAAAACGGTGGCTTACATATATCGATGCTTACAAAGGTGATTACTTCAAGAACAAAAACTTACCTGATTACAAGTCAAATGTAGTTAGTAACTACATATTCTCCACTATCGAGACTATCAGGCCCATCATGCTTGATACTGACCCAACATTTCAAAGTATACCTCGGCAGCCAGAGGGCATGGAATTCTCCAATGATTGCAATGAGGCTTTGAGGTATGAGTGGGATAGAGAACAAATGCGTTCAAAGCTGTATCGGGAGTTAGTTAATGTTTTGGTTATTGGAAACGCTGTGTTCTTCATTTCTTGGGATGCTCAAAAAAAAGAAGTTCAATGCATACCTGTAAATCCATTCTGTATCTTTGTAGACCCACTAGCTACTTGTTTTGAGGATGCTGAATACGTTATTTACGCCAAATACATGAATGTAGTGTTACTTCGTCGTATGTTTAAGGATAAGGCCGATAAACTTCATGGGAGTCAAATCAACTACAGCGAATTGGTGTCTGGTAATGATAAGAACTCCAATCTAAAGAACCAAGTATTAGTGCTGGATATATGGACAAAAGACTATGAGGTTGAAGAACAAATCAATGGTGACGAGAAAATAACCAAGTCCAAATATCCCAATGGCAGACATATTATTTTGTGTCCTGAAATTGGCGTTGTATTGAGTGATACTGCATCACCTTATGAAGATGGACATCCTTTTGTACTCTTTAAAGACTATGATATTCCAGGTGTATTTTGGGGTGAGGGCGAAGTTGCTCAACTCTTATCACCACAAATTTATTTGAATGAAATCAACAACTGCATTATCGATACTGCCAAAGCGACTGCCAATATGCCCTGGATAGTTGATAAAAATGCCGGTATTCCTTTTGGAAAGATAACTGCAAGACCTGGCTTAATAATCCGCAAGAACCCTGGTTCAGAAGTACGCAGGGAACCAGCACCGCAAATGCCTATGTATGTTACTCAGCAACCAGAAGTTATAAAGAGTGATATACACTATATCAGCGGTATTCATGAATCCTTGCGTGGTGATGGAGTCACTGGCGTATATACTGCACAAGGTATCCTAGCACTGCAAGAGGCTGGACAGGTTCGCATCAGGTT